GAAGTTTGGCTTCCGCTGGCTCAATATACGATTATTTCGAGCACTCCGTATAGCGATCTGAATCCGGCGGCTACCATTCTGCAAGTGTTCCTCACTAGCAACCCGTTCGTGCAGCGTGTGATTCCGGTTCTCGAACTGGCATCTACGGCAAATGGCGGCGTTGCAGGCGCGACGAATACCATGATTGCGGCTGATAATAGCTCGGATAATTATCAAATGTCGATTGCATCGGCTTTCATGCAGCACGCCCCGCAACAACGCAATCTTGAATTCGTTATTCCGTGTGAATCTCGGTTCGCTGGCGTTCAAATTGAAAGACCTTTGGCATTTTCTCGAGCAGATTCTGTGTAGCAATTAGTTTCTCGTGATGGGGAAGGTAGTACTAACGGCCCTTCGGGGCCGTTTTTTTATTGCTCAAATTTCCATGTATATCCGCATGTGGTTTTTAGCCTGCCAACGCATACACGGCTTATATAGCTACTTGATGCAAGCGGAAATCCATTATCTTTAAGCCATCTAACAGCGTCCATTCCGCTACCAAATACAACGCCAGTTTCAACACATACTACTTTCTTTGAATGAAAGTGATTTGAGCCAAATATTTTTGGGTTTGGCTTTCCTTTTTTTGATTTTGATATTTTTTCACGAACTTCTTGGCTTTTTGCAATGCCAGCTGACCAAGGGGCTTTTCTTCCTTTTAATGCGGCGGATATTTTTGCTTTTGTTTCTGGATTGTGCATATGATTTTTTTCACCTCGTATGCTTGGTTTTAGCTTTCCAATATTGCTAAGGCTTATCTTTCGCTTTGTTTCTTCTGAGTGAATACGTCCAGAAACTCCTTCTCCACCATCAGTCATGTTGCATAAATTTTCCATTCCGTAATGCTTGATAAAATCTATTTCAATAGCAATTGCCTGAGCATTAGTTAGTCCGCTAACTGCAATATGCACAGTTCTACCATGCTTAGAAACAATCCTATTCCAATACTTGCTTCTCATTTTTCCAACGTGCCATGCTCTGTATCTAGTTCCTTTGCCAATGTAAAAAATACGTCCATCGTCTTCTCTCCGATGGACGTATACATAGAATTTTTCTGGTTGTTTTGTGCTCATGAACATCATGTTATCACAACACGTTGATTTATGCAACTTATTAGGCATTGAGCCTAAGCGATTAGGCTCTTTTTTATTAAGTATCACAAAATCACGTTATAATCACGTAGTACCATCACACATTAACATAGGAGATTGCAACATGCAAGTAAAAAATATCGGTGAGCGCGGTTGGTTCATTTCTGGCGTCATGGTAGCCCCTGGCGCTACTGAAGAAGTTGAATGTACTGACGCCGACCTGAATGGTATCGCAGATTTGGAAATTGTCAAGTCAAAAGTTGGCCGACCTGCAAAAACTGAGGCGACCGAGTAATGACACAGTTGCAGTGGTTTAGGCTGCTGGCCCCTGAGTTTTCTGCGCTGTCAGACGCTCAGGTGTCTGCGCTACTGACTGCTGCGGCTGTATTCGTTAGCGTTACAGGACTCAACACGGATCAAGCAAACGCGGCGCTGGCGCTTTATGCTGCCCATTTGCAATGGATCGCCGTCAATCGTGCATCGGGCAGTTCGTCTAGCGTTGGCAACATCAAGAGCGAGCGTGAGGGGGACTTGGCGCGCACGTATTCGTCTATCAGCGGTGATGATACTTGGCTTGGGCAGTCTCCATATGGCCTGCAATTTACTGAAATCATGCGCGCCGCTGTTGGCGGCTGCATCATGACGCGCTATGGAATGGATGTGCCGCAAGGGCTAACCAATGGCGCATGTTACTGACCGGGATCTAGGACTAAAGGCGTTTATTCGGCAGCTTGAGCAGGCTAGGCGGGTTGAGGTTGTTGTCGGTATTCACGAGGACGCAAAGGCTGACGGGAAAAGCATCGCATTCTATGCTGCATGTAATGAGTATGGCACTAACGATATTCCAAGCAGACCATTTATGCGGGCAGCGTTTGATGAGAACGTGAGCAAGATTAAGGCAGACATGGACAGCCAAGCGGGCGAAGTAATGGCAGGAAGATCGACCGTCAGGCAAGCGCTGAGCGTAATTGGCATGAATCATCAGGACAGAGTGCAGCGAACAATCAGCGATAGAAACTTTTTGCCGAAAAATGCGCCTAGCACAATCGCTAGAAAGAAAAGCCAGCACACACTGATTGATTCTGGCGCAATGCTTGGCAGCGTAAGATATAGAGTCAGGGCCAAAACATGAGCTTCCGAAAACCTTTCACCGCCAAGCGCGTCACCGCAGGAACGTACGTTAATGGCGTATTCGTCCCCGGAACAAGCTCGACTTTTACAATCCAAGCCAGCATTCAGCCGCTATCAGACATTGACCTTTCAACGCTTCCAGAGGGGCAGCGTGAGGGAGATTTGATTAAACTATACACTGATACAGAACTCTATGGAATCGGCGCAGCAGGGAGCGGCCAGGAGCCTGACAAGGTAGTTTGGCAAGGCGCTGACTATACAATCTCGTCTAAGTCGGTTCGGCAAATGGGCGTGATTTCACATTACAGATATTTTGCAATTAAGGACGTCTTATGACCAGCGCTATTAATCCGCTATATCCTGTCACCGGATCGCCGACGACGCAATCCGTCCGTGACAATTTTACGGCGGCAAAGAATGAGATTGAAGCATTGCAGGCAAGCGTTGGATGGGCCGATTACAACGACCTGACGACAGCAACAACGCCGATTAGCCCGACTATCAATGTTTTCACCAAACTGACGAATGATGGGGCCGGTGCATTTACAAATACATCACACCTGCCAGCTGGAATCACAAACCTATGGAATACATCGACAGGGCAGGCCAATTTTAGTCAGCTTCCTCTTTATAGCATGATTAATGCGCGTTATGAACTGTTTGTTACGACAACTGGCGCTAATCAGGCTGTTTATCTATCCACTTTCCTTGGTATTGGCTCGCCAAGCGCATACGAATCGCCTAAGCTGTACCAATTGTTTAAAACCGCTGGAACATATCCTGTGTCTGTTTTTACAGGATCATATATCGGTTCTAACGACATTAAAAACTACCCGGCAGAAATTCGCATCAAGTCGGATGCGGCTTGCACAGTCAAAGTTAATGGCTGGTACTTCCAAGTATTCAAGAAAATCTAATGAGCCTTGAAACCGACATCTACAGCCTAATCCAGCCGCTTTGTAGCGGTACGCTGATATGGATGGATCAGAGCAAGACGCTTCCGGCGCTTCCATTTACGGCAATGAAAATCTCGTCGCGCAGGATGGTTAATCAGGATCATTACAGCGATGTTGATGTTAATGGCGTGCAGACTGTAAAAGGAGACCGTGAGTTTACGCTTTCTATGCAGCGTTATCAGGCTTACGACGCATCTAGCGTGACCGAACTACTACAACAAATTTCGGACAAACTGCACCTATATACAGTCATCGACAAATTCATGGCGAAGAAAATAGCTGTTTATGATGTTGGTCCGGTACAAGATATATCAGCGCTTCTCGACAAATCTACCATCGAGAAGCGGGCAAGCTTGGATATTTTTATGCGGGTGAAATTGACGCAGACTGATACGGTTGGAGTTATTGAGTCGGTTAGTGTAGAGTCGATTGCGACTGTTGGCACGACTGATACGGACTCGGGGAATTGGACTATTTTGATTGATCCGACGCCGTAATGAATAAAGCCTTGCAAAACATATTACTTCGTATTTGCGATTGCTAATTCTGCTTGATTACAGTAAGCGTCATTGCTACCAACCGGATGTTCCGATGCATAACCCTTTGCCATAGGAAGAATAAGCACAATCGCAGACAGGAGTTCGGCGTATTGCTTGGCAATAGGGCTATAATGCACAGCCAATTTGAATACGCCTCCGGTAGGGCATGAAACAAGTTCGTCTGTCGAAATCCAAGCGCAAGCATTTACACAAGCCCGAGCGCGGATATAGTCATCCCATGATAGAATAGCGGCAGGAGTACTTTCCGGATCTGGCGTCATCATCACAGCAATATCTGTAAAGACAGGCCAAGGCTCCTTGGTGTGTTCCATACAAATCCTTTCAGAGAATACCCGCCGAAGCGGGGTTTTGTTTAGAATCCGATGTATTTGCCAAAGCCATGAGCGTGAAGGCTTGTCATGTTAAGACCGTTTGAGAATCCTGGCTTTACCGTGTATCCAACTGTCTTATTGCCTTTTGCGTTGCTCTTGAGAACAGATTTCAATGAGTAGGCGCTGATTTTGGTGGTTTGCATTTTGTTTCTCCGTTTCGTCAGTTGATGTAGTGATTATAGCTAGTTTTTAGAATTGTGCAAGCCTTTTTTCGATAGTTTTTAACTATCTCTCCGCTGAATTATAATAGTCTTTGTTTATAAACGTTTTTAGGACATAGAACATGGCAAGTCTCAACGATATAGTCAATGTATCCATCGCGCTCAATACTGCGGCTGTTGAGCGTGCTAATTTCGGCGTGGCGCTCATCGCTTCGCCGCTTGCATCCTTCTCTGAACGCGTGCGCAGTTATAGCGCTTACGACTCGACCAACCCCGACAACCTGCCGCCTATCGTGCAAACGGCGCTGTCTGACGCCTTTGCGCAGATTCCGCATCCGAATGTGGTGCGAGTGGGCCGCCTTAGTGTTGCTAAGGTCGCCGTCGCCCCGGTTGATGCTGTGGGCCTTGCGGTCTATAGCATCACCTTCGGCACTACGCCTACGGCGACGGTGGTTAGCGTTACGGCAGTTGCCAGCCCTACCACTAGCACCATCGCTACGCAAATGGCGTCAGCGATCAATACGGCGGCAATCGGCATCACTGCTACTGCGGTTGCGGGCGTTGTTGAACTGGTATTTACTGGTGCAGTTGTTCCGGTTACGACGTTCGTGAAAATGCAATGGGGCGCTCAAACGCCGAGCATTACCGCTGGCATCATGGGCGCAGACCTTGGCGCAATTGCTCTGGAAAATAACGCATGGTATGCGCTGCACCTGACTGAACGCACTCCATCCCGTGTTTTGGCCGCTGCTGAATGGACTGAGACTCAAGAAAAGATGTTTTTTACTGCGGTCGCAGAGACTGCGGCTTATGACGTTAGCTCGATCACTGATACCGGCTACCTGCTCAAGAATACGCAGTACTACCGCACCGCATGGGCATATCAAGGCGCTGCCGGTTCTGAATTCCCTGATGTGGCTTGGACTTCTCGCGTTCTGACTATCGCCCCAGGCGGCGAAACATGGGCGCTCAAACGGCTGGCTAGTGTTACGCCTGACAAGCTGACGACCACGCAACGCACTGTGATCTTTGGAAAAAACGGTAACACGTTCGAGTATTACCAGCCTTCTATCGCGCTGACCAATCCCGGCAAGGTTGCTGCGGGTGAATGGATTGACATTATCCGATTCCGCGATTATCTAAAAGACCTGATCCAGACCAATATGGTTCAGTTGATGATTAACCGCGACAAGGTGCCTTACACTGATCCTGGCTTGCAAATGATTGGAAACAATCTCAAGGCATCGCTGCGCACTGGTCAGAATGTAGGCGGGATTGCTCCGGATGAAGTCGATGCAGAAGGAAATAAGAAGCCCGGCTTTAATGTCACTATCCCGCTGTCTAGCGAAGTCGATGATGTGACCAAGGCGAGCCGCATTGCTTATCTGAAATTTAATGCCCGTATTGCTGGTGCCATTCATGTTGTCAGTATTACTGGAAGTTTGTCATATAGCCTTGACGCTTAATTAGGAGAATAGAATGTCCGCAGGAGATTTCCAAGGCACGTATGCCGCAGAGAAAGTAGTCGTAACAGTCGGCGGTGTTATACTTTCCGGCTTTACTGACGGAGACTTCGTTACCGCCAAGTATGACGAAGACCGTTATATGTCAAAGGCTGGCGCTGACGGAGAGGTAGGGAGGTCGAAGAATGCAAGCCGAATGGGCACAATTGAGATTGTTTTGAGTTCATCGTCTTTCGCCAATGACGAACTTTCTCTGCTATTCAATCTTGGGCAGATTGGCGGTATTGATAACCCGATTCCGGTCGCAGTGGCCGACCTCTCCGGTCGCGATGTAGCGTTCTGTTCTAATGGTTGGGTTATGACTACCCCTGAAATGGTTAAGGGCAAAGAGATTGGCGAACGCACGTGGGTTATGCAATGCGCTGACTTGACGCTTAACTTCGGCGGCAACTCGTAATAAATGGCTGGATTCCTCGGCAATTTCCAAGGCACATACTCTGCTGAAAAAGTTATTGTGACAATCGGCGGTGTATCTGTTCATGGATTTACCGATGGGGATTTTATTACGGCAAAGTATGACGAAGACAGATACAAGAAAGAAAAAGGAATCGACGGCGAGATAACTCGGATCCGGACCGTATGCAATGCTGGATCTATTGAATTTACACTGATGGATTCCAGCAAAGCGATTGACGAGCTAAACCAATTCAATCCGGCTTATGGCAATGTTGCACCAGCGCCAATTTCCATTGCAGACTTGTCAGGCCGCACGCTATTAGACGCTTCAAAATGCTGGCTAAAGACTGCGCCAGATATCGTCAAAGGGAAAGAAATAGGCGAGTCAAAGTGGGTTTTTGATTGTGCTTATATGGAAATCACGTACGGCGGCGCGAACAATAATTCAGTTGTTGATTTTATTAGAGGTTTATTTTAACCATCACGAAAAGGAATTATATGAATGAAATCAAGAAAGCCGCAAGCCATCCAGATGTTCCGAGGCCATCAAATGATGAACTAGTTGAAATGGCTTTGCAAGTATGTTATGCAATTGAGAGATGCGGAGCATCTGTTAATCTTACAAAGGCATCAATTCTTGCAAGTGATTTGCATACTTATTTGCTCAAGCCGGAGATTAAATAATGGCACAAAGAGAAAGTATCTTCATTAAAGACAAAGAATACGCCGCAAGCAAAATCGCAGCGTTCGCTGCTAATGGCATTATCCTAAAGCTGCAAAAGCTGGTATTGCCTGTACTCGGCGAATTGGCGGGCGACGGCAAGGCTAAAGTCGATGTAATGAATATGGACGTTAGCGCAGCGTTTCAGATTATCTCTGACAAGCTCGATGAGTCGGTGATGAATGATATTGTGTTGCCGATGTTCAAGCTTTCGCAAGTGGCAAGCGTTACGGACAATTGCAAGATTGATTCGGCTCAGGCGATTGACAAGGTTTTCCAAGACGCTGATGGCCTGGCAGAGTTTTACGAACTAATTTTTGAGGTGCTGAAGCTGAACTTCAAATCTTTTTTTACATCTCTGGCGGCTCGCTTTGGAAACAGCGCTGGCAGCCAAGAAGTCAAGGCTTAGACTTCTCCAGAGTCGGAACGCTGTCAGACGATTTGGAATCTAAGCTCTGGATTTATCGCCCAATACTCGCTGGTAAATGTACAATAGAAGGCGTATTAGATGGAACGGTCGGAATAAATGAACTATTGGAGCTAAACGCCTTGCTTGATATGAGTTCTGCTTTTGAATCGTATGCGCAGGAACAACAAGAAAAGGCCCGGAAATAACCGGGCTTTTTCGTAAGGAGAACTAAAATTATTATTAGGGAACTCGTGACGAGGCTTGGGTTTGCCGTGAATGACGGCAATCTAAAGAAATATGAGTCCGGCGTCAATAATATCAAAAATTCAGCCGAGCAAGCGGCTAATTCGTTTCGCAATATGTTTGCGGCGTTTATCGGCGTGTCTGCCATTAAGTCGATTGCTGACACTGCTGATAAGATGCAGTCAATGGAAGCCCGAGTCGGTATGTTGCCGCAGACGGTTGGCGAGGCCGGCGATGCGTTTGATACTGTTGCGTCACGAGCGAGCGCTGCTAGGCAATCAATTGATGCCTACGGAAACCTGTACATCAAGATTCAAAACGCTGGCAAAGAGTTTATCAAGACACAGGAAGAAGGGTTGCAGATTACTGACACGCTTGCAAAGGCGTTGGTGGTTGGTGGTGCAACGGCGCAAGAACAATCGTCAGCAATGCTACAGTTCGCACAAGCGCTAGGCTCTGGCGTGCTGCAAGGCGATGAACTGCGCGCTATGGCAGAAGCTTCCCCGCAGTTTATGGACGAACTAGCGAACGCTATAGGCGTGCCGCGCTCTGAAATTAAAAAGATGGGCAGCGACGGCAAGCTAACGTCAAAGATTATCGTTGATGCTGTTAAAAAGATGGGCGGCGTATTCGAGGATAGATTCAAGCAGATGCCTATCACCATCGGGCAAGCAACAACGATGATGGGGAATAAGTGGGACATGTTTATTAACCGTCTCAACCGCAAGAGCGGAACGGTTAGCAAAGTCGCTAATTTCATGTTGGATGGTTTTGATTATCTAGAAAAAAAGATGTACGCTCTAGTCGATTGGCTAGGCGGCCCTACGCAGGCGCTTAAATTGTTTGGCATTATATTGGCTGCTGCATTTGCGCCTTTTATTATAAGCACTTTTGTAGGTGCATTAATGACAATTCTTTCTCCTGCCGGTTTGATATTTGCCGCTCTTGTTTTAGTCGGGCTGATTATAGAGGATATTTATCAGTACATGACTGGCGGGGAATCAATCACAGGAGACTGGATTGCAGAAATAGAAAACGGAAGCGAGGCATTTAAAATGCTTGGTGTCGTTGCAATAGGCGTATTGGCTGGGATTGCTTTAAGAATGCTGGCAACCGCAGCCACGTCTGCTACAGTATGGGCAATCAATACAGCGGCATCGGTTGCATCTTTCGCCGCGTCTGCGATTGCAAGCGTTGTAGCAACAACTACAATGATAGCCGGATTCGTGGCAATGGTAGCGTCTGCAATGTGGGCTGGCGCACAAATGGCAGTTGCATGGCTAATTGCATTAGGTCCAATTGGATTGATTATTGCTGCTGTAGCGGTATTGACAGCTCTGTTTTTTGTTTTCAAAGACGATATCATCAAGATTTTTGAAGATACGTGGAATAGCGTTTCTTCTGGTTTTATGTCAATGATTGAAAAGATTAAGGCCGGATGGAATGCGGCCAAGTCATTTCTAGGCTTTGGAACTACCGTGACAGCACAAGCCGCCGCAGGTGCAGCAACTAGCGCTGGCGGCACAGGCTCAACGGCAACCGCTCAGCAGAGTGTTACAATTAATCAAACACTGCCGCCAGGAACTACGCCAGAGACCGCAGCAGCGGCCAAGGCGGGAACGCAGCAGGCTATGGCAGCAACGGATAATGGGCAACTGGCGCGGCAAATGGGGCAATTGCAATGAGCTTAGGGATTCTCTACGATGTGGGCCAATCATTTGATTATGTACTGCAAGAAGACAGCGCGGGGAATCTCGTCAGCCTTGATTTAGATGTAACCAGCGACGAAGTTCATGAGTGGAATAATGAAGTTACGCAATTTCCAGTCGAGCTTGGGTCGCCAATTACTGATCACATCCAACCACAACCTGATCGACTTTCTATTTCTGGGATCATCAGCAATTCTGCAATTGGCGAGGTAGCACTAAACAAAATCAATAACGGCGATGATCGTTGCCAAGATGCGTTTGATGTGTTGCGTAAATTGATGGATGACCGAATTCTGGTCACTGTTTATACGCGATATAAAGTATATACGGACATGGCGCTGAAAAGCACGAATATCCCGCGTGATGCTGGGATTGGCGATGCTCTAAAATTCAAGATGGAATTTGTTAATGTGCGATTGGTTAGCACGCAGACGATTGAAGTGCCTGATGGGATTAGTAAGAAGCTGGATAAAAAGGCAGAAGGGAAAGCCGGGCCAGTTGCTAAAAAAACGGAGCCACAGAAGGCAGCAGGGAAGACTGAAGCCAAAGCAGCAGAACCAGCTAAAAGCAAAGGGATTTTGAAAGGTATTTTAGGATGACAATTCTACTAGAAATCCCACTAATCGCTGGAAGCGCTGACCAAACGTGCGACGTAACGCTAGATAACGTGCCTTATACGCTGCGCGTGTTGTGGAATGAACGCTTTGGATATTGGTCGTTGTCGATTGCGTATCGTGACGGCGAAGCAATATTGACCAATATCAAAATGGTTAATAACTTTCCACTTGTTAAGCGATTTCAGCGATTAGATATGGCTGGCGAATTGTTCTTCGTGCATAGGGCAGGCAAGACGTATCGCCCCACCTATGATGACGTAGGCGGCGAATACGGGCTTTTCTATTACGATCCTGAGACGACTGCTGACCTTCCAGTACCAATCTCGCCTAGAGGCTCTACGCAGAGCGTATGGGACGGTGGGAATACGATTTATAAAGACGGTTCGATTATTTCAAATTGGGTTTAGCATATGCTTTTTGATAGGACTGCTCAATTAATCGTCGGCCAATCAGGGAAAAAAGGAATCCTGATCGAAGACCTGCGCTTTTCGTTCAAGATCGAGAAGACACTCAGCGAAACGCTGAACAATTCAACGTTGTCAATATACAACATGTCTCCAGACAGCCGCAAGCTCGTTGAGACGCCTAACAATGCTGTGATTCTAAAGGCTGGCTACCGGCAAGACGTTGGCGCGGTGACTTGCTTCGTTGGCATCGTGCGGCGCTGTCTGACGGTGCGCGATGGCGTAGATTGGCGTACTGACCTTGAGCTAGACGACGGGATGATTGCATACCGTGATTCAAAGCATACGATCAGCTTCGCCCCTGGCGCGTCTGGCGCTGCTGTGCTGGCCGCTGTAGCGGCGAAGTTCAATCTTCCTATCAGACCATTGCCCACGTTCAAAAACAAGACCTATCCTGACGGCTTCTCGTTCGTCGGTCGCACGCGTGATGCCATGTCGAAAGTCTGCCAGTATCTTGGGCTAGAGTGGTCTATACAGAATCAAGAGATTCAGATTCTTGTCAAGGGCGGGTCGATGAAACGCACAGCCATTGTGCTGTCAAGCGATACAGGCATGATCGGATCGCCAGCGCTTGAAGCAAAGACTATGAGCGACAAGGCGGCAGCAAAGGCTGGGATTAGTGCGACAGATGCAGGAGTAATCAAGCGCGCTAAGGAAAACGATCAAGGCGAAGTATCGCAGATGCTTGAGATTCAAGGCTATAAAGTCGTTTCGCTTTTGCAGCCGACGATTGAGCCGGGGGATGTGGTGAAGCTGGTGGCGGAAGGGGTTGATAACTGGTTTAAGGTTGAGAAGGCGACGCATGAAGGGGACACGCATTCAAGCGAGTGGAAATCTACTGTATCGCTAAGGTTCATATGAAAAAAGCCCCGAAGGGCTTTTTGATTACTTCTTGTTGCTGCCGGGGCGGGGGTAGCCGCGGCTATCACGATGCCCGTCACCGATCTTCGCTTGCGACAGCATGCGGCTATAGTCCGCGCGGCGGCTATTCAGCTTCTTCGACTGCTTAATTCCTTTACGTGAGGCCATGTTTGATTCTCCTGTTATGGTTAAACGTTAAATGCAATCAGCGCAGTAGCGCTGCTGCATAGAAATGCGTTCATTACATCCTGCACACTCGTGCATAGCGTTAGGGCATCCGGTTTCATGACATGCTACGCCGTTAATTACAAGCGCGGAACACGCGCTACACCCTATCTTGTACTCTTTACTAAACGGCTTGTGCGTGGTTCTGTCGAACCCTGCATCGTAGAAGCGCTGGAGCTTACTCATGCTACAACTTTCCAGCCGAGTTCTTTCAGAACCCTGGTGATGCACTGCTCTTGTACCATGCCGCAGAACTTCACTTCCTTCTTCTTGTGGTTCACGATGTACAGCCCCCCGCTTCGAGGTACTGCCCATACGCCGCCGTCACGAATAGTGCTTAGGTGTTGCGCTGTCCAGTTCTTTGCATTGGCCATGCCTTCTTCTGTGTCGAGGTCGTAGTTCATGGTTTATGTGGTTCCTCCTTCTTCGGACTTCGGATTCAACA